GCAAAACAGGATTATTAAATAGCAATGATTGCCTATCCAATTCGGGTAGGCTCTGTTTATAGGGGTGAATAAATGAAACTGCTTAAAACGAAGAATTGTTTATATTATCGTAATGGCGACAATAAACTATCTGAGTATCAACTATTAACGCAATTTAACCCAGCATTTATTAATAAAAAAATTAAGATGTGTGAATTCCAAATTGAAAGTATGTACCATATGAGTGCGTCGACCACAACATGTGATGAAATAATGGGGGTCGTGTCTGTCTCATATCCGATTGAAAAATTAGTTATCAAAATTATTGAAACAAAAGCAGGGTTACAAAACTATAAAAATAGATCTATAAATAATATGGCGTTGTTGAAAAAGGTACTAAATCATTATACAGAAAAAGAGCAGAAGCAAGTTGTAAAATATATGCGTTCAAATGGACGATATAAACCCTACAACGTCATTGAACGCTTACAGGGTGATTTGTATCAAGCAAGTATTAAACAACGTTCAGAACGTCAAAAACAAAGAAATATAGCAATTGAAAATAGCAAGATTGCACGAGTAAATGCTTATCACCAATCTTTACATGTAAAAGTGGTGTAACAATGGATAAACAGCAAATAAAAGGCTTCGTTTGTGATTATCATGAGCGAACTAGAAGTGATGTATTAATAGATGATGATATAAATACTGATGAATTCTTTTCAATAGGTGATGAAAATTCTAATGAATGGATGACAGACGATAACATTGATGATCATATTGTAAAGAATCACTTAGAAATGATTGTTGACCGAGTAGCTAATGATAAAGAGTTTTATATTTTCGATTCTTTAATACAAGGACGTAGTTTTAAAGATATTAGTAATGTCTTAGAGTGTTCAGAACAATCTGTAAGATTATGGTATGAAACCTTATTAGATAAAATTGTGGAGGTGATAGAATGAGTGAGTTAACGGCAAAACAAGCGCGTTTTGTGAATGAGTATATAAGAACACTTAATGTAACACAAAGTGCCATAAAAGCAGGCTATAGCGCAAATAGCGCACATGTGACAGGGTGTAGGTTATTGAAGAAGCCACACATCAAGCAATATATACAAGAACAAAAAGATAAGATTATAGATGAGAATGTATTAACCGCAAAAGAGTTACTACATGTGCTTACGAATGCGGCAGTCGGTGACGAAACAGAAACGAAGGAAGTTGTAGTCAAGCGTGGAGAATATAAAGAGAATCCACAAAGTGGCAAAGTACAATTAGTCTATAATGAACATGTTGAACTGATAGAGGTACCAATAAAACCTAGTGATCGTTTAAAAGCTCGTGATATGTTGGGTAAATACCATAAGTTATTTACAGATAAGCATGATATTAACGGGAATGTGCCTATATTCATTAATATTGGTGAATGGGATGGCGATGATGAAGATTTAGATAAGACGGTACAAGAGGTATCTAACGCTAATCCTAATCATACTGTGATTGTGGATGATATACCGTTAGAGGATTAATGAGGAATATTTACAGATAAATAAGATGTGAATCTTGTGGCACCAGAATTTGTTGATGATATAAAGAGATTTTAGAAATAAAGAAAACAGCAAGTTTACTTGTCGAAATGTGATGCTTGAAGAATGATTACTTACTAATTTAGGTACATATTATAAATCGGATTATCGATTCAATAAGGTTGTATTTAATAAATATTATATGTCAACATTTTTAAATTAACTTGACAAATTTAAGTGAATGTATGGTAAAAAATGTTGAAATGTACTATATTATAAATAAGGGTTGCATATAAGCAACACATCTTGGCGAATACACATAAAGATATTTATTGTTTTTGTGTACGAATTATAGAAAGCATATACACGGTGACAGCGTAGGGACGCTGTCATTTTTGTTTACAGAAAATGAATTAAGGAGGAAATATACTTTGATTTCTAATATTTCAATTTTTGCAAAAGACGATAAAATGCAAGTTAGTGATAAGTTTAATCAAATAGTCGCTAAAATGGATTATTTAAAAAACAAAAGGAATCATTTAGTTCATAGTTCCAAAATAGCAGAAGATGAAAAAAAGTTTTTAGAAACCTATATTAAAATAGAAAAATATAATGAAAGTAATATCTATTTAAAAGATGATAAAGTTAATATAAAGAGAAAGTTGAATCAAAATAATTTTGATTTTGAAATGGTTAAAGACATTTTTGAAATCAGAGAAGAATTAGTTGATTTAGAGATAGAAGACTTAAGTATTAATAATATAGAAAGCTCATATATTTTTGAAAGCACTTTTTTTGCTGATGTATTAGATGATGTGAATTTTGCAAAAAAACAAAATTTACAAAAAAAACGTAATTCGAAATCACTTGAAAGTGAAAATGTTTACAAAGATAAAAAGAAATTGTTGAATACAGACATAAAAACAAAATTTGATATGGTGACGTTATGATAAAAAAAATAAAAGATATAATAAAATTGGAAGTTAATTATTTAAATAGGATTGATAAAGATAATACTGACAATGATGGAATAATATTAAAAGCAAATAACAATGTAAATTTACCAAATGAAGATAATGAAGCTTATGTAGAAATTATTTTTACTATGAGAAGTGTAGAATCTAATTCATGGGAAAATGAGAAAAATAAAAAGAGAATTTTAGATGATGAAAATGATCAAAATATAATTGGCAAATTAAGAGTTAATTATAAAATAATATGTGATTTCAGTACAGAGAGGGAAGAAAAAATGAGAGATGCACTTTTAGAAATTATAGAACCTTATTTCAGAAAAGAAGTTGAAACTTTATTGTCAAATATGAAATTACCAAATTTTATTCTTCCTTACAGGTTTTGGGAAAATGAAGATAACTAATATAAGATTAAAAAGTGCAAATAAAAAAAGTGTTAAAAAACTTTACTTTCTTGAAGGTATAGATGCTATAGAAAAAATAGAGAATAATTACGAAAAAAAAGTTTTTTTAGTCTCTATACTTGAGGGGATCAGACAATACTCAACACAAAATTATAAAATAGAATGTGATTTTAAAAAATTTCATTATAGAATATTTCAGTATTATAGGATAATTAAGAGAAAATTAAAAGAGACAGTAAAAAATTTTGATGAAAAACAAGTACAGACGTTATCAAAAATTTATAATAAATTATGCAATGTTAGTGATAAAAATAATTATATTGGACAAATTTTGGAGTATACTTATATAAAATATATCAGAACTGAGGATTCTGTGTATAAAATTGGTCATGAACCAATAGTATATCATAAACGTAAATCACTGCATGGAAAAGAATCTTATAGCAATAGATTATTAGATTTTGTGACTATAGAGAATAGAAAGACGATAATTTTATGCGAATGCAAAGCGAACTTGCAAAGAGAGTTTCAAGGTTTAATCAAGCATTTTAATAAACCATTTAGACAGAAGTTACAGTTGATGAATCATTTAGAAGATAAGTTAAAGCAATGCCATTCTGGAAATGAAAAACCTAATAACTTTGTAGAAATCAAAAAAGTATTAGTAACTGCATTTGCGCCGACTAATCAACAAAACTTACCTAGAAGATATCAACGAGAAATACCCATACTTACAATTAGCGATATGAAAAATATGGTGTTATAAATTTATTTGAAGAACAACTTTTAAGGGCATAAAAAAGGCATAATGTTGGTGATAAGGGCAAAGTGTATGAAAATATTAACAAATTAGGTAATATAAGATGTTGAGAAACGCCCTGTGCTGCAGTGGGGAATGAGTGTGTATAACTAGATATGTTTATCGTAAATGTGGCGCCTTGAAATATGGCTTTAAACATCGCTGGTTAATCGATTTTCGAGATTGGTCGTAGATTAAAACCTGTGAAAAAAATGACTTAGCGCATGGGGAATTTAGGCTATGGCTTGAAAATTGGATTAAGCAAATTATCAGATAATAGATTTATGAAAATAGCTGAAAATCCAGAATTAAATGTCCTACCATTGGAATATATGGGCGCAAGTATTTTATACTAATAAGCAACTCTTTTTGAACCAGAATGCACCAAAGAACACAT